CAAGGCGACGCGGCCGCCAAAAAGCCGCTGCCTGACGATGAGGAAGACGCGGAAGAGGAAGACACCGATGAGGACGCGGAGGACGAAGACGCCGATGAAGACGCCGAGCCGGAACCAGTGGCAGAAGCGGCTGACGCGGGTGATCCGACCCAGCCCAAGACCGATAAGCCCGCGCCCTTCGGTGCCAAGCCCCCGACCGAGAAACCGGTAAAGCCTGCTCAGTTTGGCGCACCGGCGACCGAGGAAAAGCCCGACCCCAAGAAGAAGAAGGGGAAAAACCTTTTTAGGAGCGGTGACTTCAAGGGCGGCGACTTTCTCGCGGTCGGCAACGTGCCCAGCACGGGGTATGTGATCGCCGTTGCGCCTGAACGCACCCGCACCCTACCGGAGGATCTAATTTCGGCAAAAGCGGTCTCCTCGTTTATGACCCAGAACGCCGACCTGTGGGACGCCAACCTGATGGGCGGGCGGGTCGATGAAACCACAGGGGAGGTCACGCTGGCGGCTTTCCGCCATGTAGAGACCGAGGCGAAGGCGATTCAGCACTGCGCAGCGTTAGGGGTTGACACCTACATCAACCTGAACACCGGGGAAGCATTGACCGTGCCGGTTACCAAGTCTTTGGATTGGGTAGACGAGCAGGGATTCCATGGCCCTAACCTGATCCGGCGCTTGGGTGACTACCGCGACCCCGGCGATCTGGCGGTCAAGTCGCTGGGTGATGACCGCTTTGGCGGCTATCTGTGTTTGTGGGGAAACCCCGCGGCCAAAGACTTGAGCGGGGAATGGTTCACGCGCTCCACCGCGGATATGACCTCAGTTTTTGATGTGCTTGGGAAATTGCCCGCCTTCTACCACCACGCGGGCGACGATGTCGTGAAGTCGGCAGTAGTCGGCCTCATTGACGAAATGGAAGACGACGAGGCTGGGCTGTGGGTAGAGGCTCAAGCGCGTTTGGCTAAGGCATACCGGCAGTATGTGCAACCGTTGATCGTCCAGAAATCCCTGTGCTGGTCGTCGGGCGCATTCCCACGGGCGCGGCGCGTCGCCAAAAGCGGCGAGATTATGCGCTGGCCGATTATCGAGGGCAGCCTTACCCCCACTCCGTTCGAGTGGCGCAATAGTGTCGACTGGCCGGTAGAACGCATTACCAAAGCCTACGAACTGGCTGGACTCTCTACCGCTGATCTTGACTTAAACAACTTATTGAAAGGAAAGACGAGATGACTCTCAATGAACTGATTGTCCGGCGCGACGGCTACAAGGAACAGGCCACGACCGCCTTCCTCGCCGGCAAAAATGATGAAGGCAAGAAATACTTGGGGCTGGCCGAAAAGGCAACCGAATCCATCGAGGGGATCACGGCAGCCAGTGGCCTCAAGCCCCTGCGTGCGCCGGTCGAGATCGCCAACAATGGGGGCAGTTTTGTTCCCGTGGGCGGCAATCGCGGATCAAACGATGAAGGCGACAGCAGCAAGGCCGCCGACATGCAATATGCCGCCTACCAGACCCGCTTTGGCGATCTGGATAATGCGGTAAAAGCCGTCTTGACCGACATGCACGGCAAAGACTATGCGGCCAGCTTCTGGGCGCAAAAGGCGGCCTTTGGCAAGTTCCTGCGCAAGGGCGAAATCGGGCTAGAACGTTCCGAGTTCAACTTGCTCAAGCAGGTGATCCTGACCCCTGGCGTCGTAAAAAGCGCGCTGCTCAACGGCTTTGACAGCGTAGACGCGCTGAAAGCGACAATGGGCGAAAGCATTGATAGCTTGGGTGGCTTTAGCGCACCGGTCGATTTCCAGACCCGCGTGATTGAGCGCATTCAAGGCTTGGCGGTTGTACGCAGCCGCGCCAGCGTGGATACCACCAGCCGTGACCGCGTCGAGTTCCCCGTGATCACGGGGGGCGACAACACCTATACCAGCAGCGTGCGCACGACCTGGACATCGGAAATCAACCTGGCCGACATCGGCACGAACTTGACGCTGGGCAGTGAAGTGATTCCTGTCCATACGATGATGTCCGAGGCGTGGATCAGCCGCAATAACGTGGAAGATGCCGCTTTCGACATTGAATCGCATCTAACCCGCCGCATTGGGGAATCGGCAGCCCTGGAAGAGAACGCCAAATTCCTCACCGGCACCGGCGTCGGCGCACCGCAGGGGATCTTACCCAACGGTACAAACGCGCTTTCCCTTACCCGCGTCCATAGTGGCTCGACCAGCGCCGTAACCTGGGATCAGTTGCTTGCTCTCTATTATGGGATTGCCGCCCAGTATCGATCCAACGCGGTCTGGATCATGGAAGGCGCAACCGCCCTCAACATCAGCCAGATCAAGGACAGCAACTTTGGTTACCTCTGGCAGCCATTCCAGTATGCGGGCGGGGCAATGGGGCCAGAACCGATGTTACGCGGCAAGGCTGTACTGGAAGATGAGGCCATGCCCTCTATCGCCAACGGCGCTTATCCGATCATCTTCGGTGACCTGTCCGGCTACCAGATCATCGACCGCGTGGGAATGACCATTGAGCGCTACCTGGATAGTGGCCCAGCGCGTAAGAACGCCATTGTCTATGTCATGCGCCGCCGCGTGGGTGGTCAGGTGCTAGAACCGTGGCGCTTCGCTGTTATGCAGAATGCCACCTCCTAAGCCCTAGATTACCAAGAAGTTTTATCGCATTTGACGAAAGGAAAACGAGACAATGCGTACTCTTACGGAAAACTACGTGTTCGAGGCGCTCAGCCCGCAGATCGCGGACGGTGCCGCAGTCGGCACGCCTTGGACACTGATGGATGCGGTTGATCCGGTATTGTTCTATGTCATCGTCGGCGCAACCGACACGACCGTCGATGTCAAGGTCGAGCAGGCAACCGCCAGCGACGGCACCGGGGCCAAAGACCTGACTGGTTCGGACATCACGCAACTCAGCGCCGCCGCGGGCGACAACAAGCAGGTGGCGGTCGAGGTCGAACCGGCCCGCATGGATATCAAGAACGGCTTTGTTTACGCGCGCGTCCTCGTGACCGCGGGTGACGGCACCGAGGGTGCGTACGTGGCTGGCGTCAGCGTTAAGCGCAGCCGCCACAATCCGCCGACCCAGCCCGCCGCCTTCACGCAGCGCATTCGGGTGGCTGTGGAAGAAAATACCTCCTAGTCTACTGTGTCGTAATCAGTACAGGCAGGACAGGGGAACTTATGCTAATTGCACCACCCGCCTTGCGCACGCAGGGCGCTCAACAAAAGAAAGCGGCAGAGACAACACCTCCCCCCAACGGCGTGGAGGTGGTTGTCTTAGTCGCAGGCAAATACAACGGCCCCGACCACAAGAGCATTGGCGAACATCCGGTCGGGGCGACCCTGGTCATTGCGTCAGGTGGCTACAGTAGCTACCTGATCCAAAACGGCTACGTCAGACCCGCCATCCGCGAAGAGGAAACCTCCCCCCTCGCGGCCCTGATCGAACAGGCGATCCGCGAAAAAATGCAGTCCCTGGGCACCCCTGCACCGCATACGGAAACACCGCATACGGAAATACCGGAAACGGTAGAACCAGAACCGGATGAACCAGAAGCGGTAGAGGAAGCGCCCGCGGCTACCTACAGCACCGATCCAGACCGGCCTTGGCTGTTCTGGACGGAGACGGGCGTGATCGAAAGTGTCGCCTTGTCGCTGTGGGAGGCGGGGTTCATCAGCCCGAATCGCACCGTCGAACTGGGGCGAGACCTCCTCTTGGGGGTCAAGGGCGTGGGGCCGGTGACGGCAGACAAGATCCTAGCGTGGGCAGAGGCACATGGCGACTAACTATTGTACAGTAAGCGAGATCCGCGATCTAGCGGATGATCCAGAGATCGGGACGGGCGTATTGACGCTGATCATTCCTGCGGTTTCGCGTGGGATTGACCGGCATTGTCGTCGCCAGTTCTACCCGACAACGGCAGCGCTCTTACACGATTACAACAGCGAGAAGCCGGGCACGATCCGCCTCAAGGATGATCTGCTGTCCCTAACCAGTGTTGTCACCACGGGGGGCGACACGTTTGATAGCACCGACTTTCTCTTCGAGCCAGATCGGGCACCCTATGGGCGCTTGATTCTCAAGCCGAATCGCACGTTGACGTACCTGGACACGCATCAGCAAGCCATCACGATTACGGGAAGCTGGGGGTACAGCGCGACGACACCGGAGGAGGTGGCTTTGGTTGCCAAGCTCTGGACGTTGACGATCTACCGGCAGCTTGACCTGGTGGGCCTGGACGCGGCGCGGATCGCCGGGGTCAGCGTGCAAATGCCAAAAATGACCGCCAAGATGTTACCGGAATTGGTTGACTGGCTCAAGCCGTTTGTACGACACGCGATAGGGGCGATCTAATGCTGATCGGGGTACGCACCGTGCGCTCTATGTTCCGAGCCGCGCACCGCGCCGTGGGTAAGCCTACGCTCTTTCTCATTCCGCCTGTGTCGGCCTGGACGCTACCTGGTGGCGTAACCTACGACGCTTATCGCGACACGTTTGTAACAAGCGGTGGCGCGCCACAGGCTGTTCTGTGGAGTGACCAGACCTTGACCCGCGTCGACTACCTACCCGACCGCGCGCTGACCGGGCTGACCTTTAGCCTAACGGGGATTGTACCCGAAGACACGACACCGGTTGCGCTTCTGTGGAGCCGTGAGACAGAAACGGCGCGGCGTGCGGCGTGGGGGGTGTCGCTGGGTGGCCAACTGTATCGTGTGGCTAGTATCGATTTAGCCCCGGCAGGGGTGACACCGGCCTACCTACTCAACGTTTCGCTACGCAAAGGAACACTCGACGCATGATCATCGCTACGGTGCTACGTGATTACCTGGACGCCTTAAAAGATGCCGCGACCGATGCGGGGCTGGCGGTCACCGTCATGCTGGGCTACCCAGAGGAAGGGCGGCCCTTACCCACGTTGCCGGTCTTTGCCTTCCGCTTTGAAAGCGATGATTTTTACCGGGGCGGGGCGGCCAGGCGACTGGGTAGTACCGTGCCTGCGGGTGTGCAACTGGGCGCAACGCTGGCCCTCTTCACGGAAAACGAGTATCAACTCTTTCAAATGGTTGATTTCTTGCGCTCCCAAAAAAGTGCGCTTACGCATCTGACGGTGGGCACCGATGTCTTCAACCTTGTGTATGGGGCAACGACCCGCATGGGACAGGGACAGAGTGACATCCAGAACCATGCGGCGGAAACCGGGGTCACGTTCGTGGCGATGATGAAATAGGAAGGTATGCGCACCCTCTCTGCGCATTTCTTCAACATCTCCAGCAGTGGCCCTCGGCTTTCCACGAGTCGAGGGCCACTGTGGAGGAATGGAGGAAACCGTGGCTGGCTTTAAGAATATGAATGATTGGCGCTCTGCTCTGTTTCGGATGCGCGGCCAGATCGGAGAGGTGGCGCGCAAGACCGTGCAGGATGCGTCCGTGATGGCCCGCGATGCGATTCGCAAGCGGATTCCCCCCGCTGCTGAAATGAGCCTGTTTCCTGGGTATGCGGCCACGGGGCGCATGAAGAGCATGATCGTGAGTAGCCATGTACGTACCATCAACGGGGAATATGTCGCCCGCGTCGGCATCAGCCAAAGCGCGCCGCGGCTAGAGATCCAGAAGATTTACGTGCATGAATATGGCATGATCATTCGTGCCAAAAATGGGCCTTACCTCGTTTTCCAAGTGCAAGGCCGCTGGGTGACCGTGCCCTCGGTCACAATCCGCGAAAAACGGTTTGTGCGCCTGGGCTGGGAGGAAGCGCAAGCAAAGTTTACACAACTTGTCTTTGATCGGATGAGCCGCGCGACGCGGACATAAGGAGATTCTACAATGGCATCACCAACTACAGTCCCAGCCTTTCAGGTTCAGGAAGGGCAGGTTTTCATCGTTAAAAAAGGCACCGGCGGTATCCGACAGGGGGCCCGCATCAATCCCCAAGCGCAAAGCCAGACGCGTAAGATCGCCCGTTTGGGGGATACCACCAAGAAGGTCAGTTACCAGCCGACCGAGTTCACGGTCAGCATGGAAATGTACAGCGAATACGACCCGAGCCAGTTAGCGATCTTGCTGGCAGGTACACAAAAGCCGGGGTCTGGCGGCTGGGTAGGCACCGAGGTTCTTTTTCTCAATCCGACCATTACGGCCTACGATCTGCTGATCGACGTTTACGACGCGGCGACGGACGGTTCCGATAACAAGGTCGGCACCTGGACACTCGACAACTACAAGCCCACGTCGCTCAACATCAACATTCAAGCCGACAACCCGGCTACGATTACGCTGAACGGCGAAATGGAAAACCTGACCTATACACCAGCCGCTGGCGTCGGCGCGTAAGTAGACGCGCCGGAAAAGGGGGTGGCTATGGACGG